TATCTTCATGTTGTTTTTCTGATATTACGACACACCCAATTCTATCTATAACCTCTATATATTTTCCAAAAATAGTGGTTTCATAGGCAACGTGGTTAATTGTTTCTAGTTCAGGAGCATCAAAGCTAGCTACTTCTCTCACATACACGGAGCCGGATACTTCCGTAAGGGCGGGAGCATCAAAGCTAGATCCTTCTCTCACATACACGGAGCCGGATACTTCCGTAAGGGCGGGAGCATCAAAGCTAGATCCTTCTTCCACAGACACGGAGCCTGATACTTCCGTAAGGGCAGGAGCATCAAAGCTAGATCCTTCTTCTACAGACACGGAGCCGGATACTTCCGTAAGGGCAGGAGCATCAAAGCTAGCTCCTTCTCCCACAGACACGGAGCCTGATACTTCCGTAAGGGCAGGAGCATCAAAGCTAGCTCCTTCTCTCACAGACACGTAGCCTGATACTTCCGTAAGGGCGGGAGCATCAAAGCTAGATCCTTCTTCCACAGACACGGAGCCTGATACTTCCGTAAGGGCAGGAGCATCAAAGCTAGCTCCTTCTCTCACCTCCACGTAGCCTGATACTTCCGTAAGGGCGGGAGCATCAAAGCTAGATCCTTCTTCCACAGACACGGAGCCTGATACTTCCGTAAGGGCAGGAGCATCAAAGCTAGCTCCTTCTCTCACCTCCACGTAGCCTGATACTTCCGTAAGGGCGGGAGCATCAAAGCTAGCTCCTTCTCTCACATACACGGAGCCTGATACTTCCGTAAGGGCAGGAGCATCAAAGCTAGCTCCTTCTCTCACAGACACGTAGCCGGATACTTCCGTAAGGGCGGGAGCATCAAAGCTAGCTCCTTCTCTCACATACACGTAGCCTGAGACTTCCGTAACCCTGTTAAAGGTTACTTTTTCTTCTTTATTAATTATGATTGCTTCATTGATAACAATCAAATCATCCTCGGTTACAGTGTAATCAATGTTGTTTGATTTTAAATATTCGATGGTGTTCATTTTTCTTTATCCTCTTACTCTTTTAAAATTATTAATCAGAACCGTTGTTATCTAACGCACCAAAGAAAACCCATTGATATAAATCTTTTTAGTGCCAGCTTTTGGGCTTCTAATACATTTATCTGCTTTCGGACACTCTAAAGTTGTGCACATTGCAATATCACTCATTTAATTACTCTCCTGTGGTTTTCCTAACAAACCTTGAGATGCGAACGATAGTAGTATTTCAGCGTTCTTGTATATTTGTTCTGCATGTTGCCGCATATAATAAACCGCCCAATTATAAAGCTCTGCGTCACTGCATGTATCAGCTTTTTCGCACCATACAGAGGTATAATTCATAAGAATTTCTAAACTCTCAACGTCTACAGCAATCTCATTCAATGCGTCTTTAGTTTTTTTAATGTCTTCGCAACAGATAGAAACGCCTTTCACCCTTCCTTTAATCTCGGAAAGTTTAAAGTAATCATCCTATCCAATTATAAAACAAGGCTTCTTTGGCATTTTATTTATTCTCTCTCAGTTTGGGTTCGTACCATCCTGTTTCTACTTCGTTTTTGGTCAATGGTCTTGGTTTATCGTGCTCCCCTATTTCAACAGCGTCGCAAGTTTCGCAATGATGGGGTGAAACTTGAACCATTCCACCACCAACATCGACATATTCGGCTTGGCAACTAGTACCACAATAAGGGCAATCGGTAAGAGGTGTTTCATATGCTTTTCTCATGGTCGTTAATCCTTTAATTTTCTTCTTAGTTATCTGGTGGGGTGGGAACATTGCGCGCGTCCCTTATAGATAGCTTACTATACGTTATTTCAGTCTAGCTACATGTTATGCTCTCATAACACACCCCATAAATTAACTATCATTATATACCTCTTTTATTCTGTTGTGGGCTTGCTGGTAGGGGCATCCAGTGCGTTGGTTTCCAATCGCCGTTCCAAAACTGCCAAGGCATTCTTAACATTGTCTCACTCATTTTCTTTCCTTTGGGGTTTGCTTATTTAGATACGCTTGAAATTTGTCAGCATCACCAAAAATTAAAACCTCGTCCTGTGCAATTTGTATAACTATATTTTTACATATAATAGTTTTATGCTTTTCATCATTGTGAGTAGCGTATATTTCTTCTCTAACATCCACCATATTGCTTGTTGCTAGCAAGCCTTGTCCTGCGAGGTAGTTTATAGTCGATAAAATAAGTCTTACTTGCTCGTTTCCATTTTTTGTTAGATCGTCAGGACGTTCTTTTTTAACCCTTTTATCAAAATCAAGTTTATCCTCAAAATGGAGCAAAGCCTTACGTTTAACAACTTCTAAATCTACCTTGATCGTTGCTAGGTCTTTACGCTCCGCTTGTGCTTCAATTTTTCTATGTGTGCTTGCATAAAAATCACCAGCCTCCTTGCGATTATAAAATACACAACTTTCACAAGGCTTATTTCTGTCTATTCCTTCTGGCGATATATTATCTTGTGCTAAGCTTATTTCACGCGGCAAGGATGCTGTATTTTTATTTGTCATTGTCTTTTTTCCTTAATGTTAGAATGTATACTACTATAGAGGATAAGATAGCCGCCGCAATATATAGTCCCAGAGCAGCAAAAAATCCGTATTCCTGCGAGACTATATCAGCAAGCATAGCAAGCCCTATAAGTGGTAGTGCGCAATAGCACCACCCTATAATTTCAATCGATGTTTTCTGTCCATGGCGCATAGATTACCCCCTCGTCGGTTTCGTTTGCTAAGTCCTGATTTTTAATAAACCAGAGAATAAGTGACTGGTCGTCCATAGTGGTTACTCTTACTCATAGTTACGCTCTTGAGACATACCGGCGCTTTCTGCAAACTCTTCCCAGTCACGCGATTTATAGAAAGACATAGAAGCTTCATTATATTCTAATATTTTCTCGGCCGCCTCATCACCAGCAAGGTTTTTAAAGTCTGCTAGGTGTTCTAAAGCTTTTGCATGATTGGCTATGCGTGTATCTTCTTTGGCTTTAGCTTCCTCTACCGGCTTCATGATTTCCTTAACCATAGCGTCCAGGGTATCACGCACGCGCTTACGTTCTTTATCTACGGCCTTCGCTTGTGTCTTCCATGGCTCGACCAGGCCTTTACCTAGATCGTCTATAGCGGTCTTAGAGCGCCTAATTCTATAGCAGAAAGAGCTTATTTCCTCCTGGCCTTTCTTAGTGCTCGCATCGCCTTCGAAATTATCTGCCTCGTTTTTTATTTCTTTAAGTATATCGTCCACTTTTTTAGGGTAGAATACCTCTAGCGGTGTCATGTTGTTAATGGTTTTGATTACTGCAAGTTCTTTAGACATAGTTTTTTCTTCCTTTAAGTTTAGTGTTTAGTGTCGTTCCATACAAAGTAAGGTATTTCTCCTGGGAGAGTGGCCCATAATTCCCTAGCGCAACCCCATTCGCCTATACCGGCCGCGATAGCCATTGCGAAAAGTATATTAATATGGGTGTGATCTCCCCATTGCCGGCCGTTCTTATCTTCCGAGGCATTAAGAAATGTCCAGCCGCCACCCCCTGATTTACTAAACTGCGGGGGGAGTTGTTCAAGCATGGCCCGTATTTCTACGGCCGCATCTTTAATGCGCATAGGATGAAAGCCAAATGAACAACGCACGGCATTTACTACCACTGCGTCTTTAAGCGGCTCGCTTTCCTGGAATAAGACTTTTTGAAAAAGGCTTTCTACTGCCTCGGCTGTTAATGGTTGGTCGGTCATGTTAACTTTTTCCTTTTCTTCTGAGGTGAAACCATTCTGATAATAAGTAAGCAGAGGCCGCGATTTTATGCTTAGGGTCAATTTCAAGGTTAGACATTATCGTTTGTATAGCGGCCTGCGCGTCTCTGGATATTACCTCATCTTTTGGATAAAGACCCATACTTGATAGGCTATAGATACCAGAGTAAAACCACTGCTTCGCAATTACACGGTATGCGTTACGCCCTCTAAAAAACTCTATAGGTATGTCTTTTATCTCTGGGAGGTGCCCTATGTTCCTATGGTAAGTGTCGTCCGGGTTGTGTTTAGGTACGATGTATTTCATACGTTTTTAGCCTTCCTTGCCATAGCTATTAAATTAGCCAGGTTAAATGTCTCTCTCTTACCGTTCCTGGAAAGGACAACAATATACTCTTGAAAACCATGCTCTATAGTCACATGTTCGCCGCAAGCGTTATCCAAATGGTCGCCATATACTTTTGCGGAAAGGCCTTGCTCGTCTGGTTCGTGCATATCCGGGCGGCATCCGTGGGTAATTTGTTTAAGCCTGGCTCTGTCACTTTGTAGTATTTTAGTCATGTCAATCTTCTTTCTGTAGTTTCTCTACTACCTGTAATGCGATTGCGTGGAGCTCATCACTTTTGCAAACAATGACGCCGCGCTTATATGTATGGCCTTTGCTGTTTTCGTACATAAGCCCTATCATGGGGTTATCTTTTTTATCACGGCCTCTTTTGTTTACCCTATTCCACTCCCTACCCTCTAGCCACTTTATGAGCTTTGGTACGTTTCCCTCTTTGTTAAAGCCAATGATATTGCTTTGTGCTTTTTTCTTATTATCTAACGTTAAGGTAGCCATGGTATATTCACCTCTCTAGCTAGCTGTTTAAGTGTTTGCACCTCTATAGGTGTTAGAGTTACGTCTGCAAAACCGTCTTCTCTTTGTCCACGCCTAGCTATTTGCACAAACCATTGCGCAATAGCTCTAGTGTCTTTAGGTGGGAGGGTTTTTATAACGTCGCACGCACCGGCAAAACGAGGGAGAAGATATACGTTTGCTTGTCTACCGGCGCGCGTCTTACGTTCTATTGTAGTTTTTACGATCTTCCCTCTACGCTCAAGCTCGATAAGTCGTGGAGAAAAGTAGCTACCTGTTTTATCAAAGGCTGCGCTTATCTCATCATTAGTAGCGCCATAACTACCGGCGTCTCTAATCATGCTTAGTATTTTGATACGATAAGTTTTAGCGTTCACAGTTATAGAGGCCGCGTGGCTTGTTTCGCTGTGACTTTGAAAACTTGGTTTTTTGTAATGGTGGGTCATATTACCCTGCAAATTTAAGTTTAATCTGCAGCCACGTTATTGCCCTTTTTCCATTAAGTCAATAATTTTTTATAAATAAAATAACAAAAAAGTTGATTTTAATATTAGATAACTGTATCAACTACGCATGGAAAAAATAGATAAACCAGCAAAAATTGATATACTGGCACGGTTGGCAGAAATTGAAACGTGGGCCAGTAAAGAAAAACGCTTGAAAGAGCAAACCGGAATGAGCATAACTGCGTTTTGTGGTAAGTATGATCTTAATCGCGCGACGTATAGCCGCAACCGAAACTTAAAGACATGGCCACCTAAAAGGATTGTAGAAAAGGTGCGTATATGTTTCGAAAAAGAGGGCATTGTATAACTTGTGTATAACCGTATGGAAAACCGTGTTTATTAAATTGTGAGTAAATACCCTGTTAGTAAGTGGTCTCTTTATACTTGTGTTTCCACAGGTTATACCTTTTTATTAACAGGGTTGTATGTATTTACCAGCAATGGATACAATTAATAAAATCGGTAGTTATGCACATTACTACTATTTACTACAACCTCCTTTAATCTTTATTTATATAATAGTAATTAGATATGAGGAAAATTATAAACCAGCATGATTGCCTAAATATTTTAGATGCTTGACAGAAATAAAATAACGCATTACCGTTTTACAAACTTATCAACTTCTCAAAAAAGGAAAACACTATGGCTAAAGAAAAAAAAGCCTCAGACGCCAAGAAAAAAGGCGCGCTGCATGTCGTGGACAATGAACCAAAAGGCGGTATCCAGGATAAAGATGTTAAGAAATTCGCTGCAGATATTATCTCTGAAAAGTCAAAGATGGATAAACACCGCGGCGAAATCGGCCAGCACTTCAAGCAATTTGAAGATAAGGGAGGCCATAAGAAAGCTTTCAAAGCAGCACTAGCACTTGACAACATGGAAACAAGCGAGGCACAAGATTTCTTACGTAGCTTTAACCGTTACATGAGCGTGCTAGGTATTACTGAGCGCTTAAAAGCAGCAATTGATATGTTCGACGGCGAAATAGAAATGCCAGAGCAGCCAACCGCTCCAAAAATACCAGCGAAAGCAAGCTAATCCTAATACGAGGATAAACACTATGGCTATGTTAACCGCTACATTTCCATTACCACCAACATTAAATAATGCCTGGGCCGCTAATCGTTTTGGTGGCCTTCGCCGTTCTCCTAAATACAATGCCTGGACAGAGGTAGCTAATAGATATTGGAGGAGCCAATACCCAGAGCCGGTCACTATGCTTACGGGTCGTTTAAGAGCTCAGTACATCGTTAAGCTTAAGGACTTACGCCCGCATGACATAGGAAACTATGAGAAGATTATAGCGGATTTCTTAGAGGGTAAATTTTACGAAAACGATAGCCAGATAGACGAGGTGCACATTATACGCCGTGTCGATAGGCAGATAGATAAGAATTTTATACACGCTTACGTATCGGAAGTCCCGGACGTGCGTTTTATGGATTTGCTAAGCCCGGATGCGGGTAAGCAATGTACGAAGCCGGGGCGCAGTCCTGGTTAATTTAAACTCAAACCTATAGAGGTAAAAATGACTATTACAGTAAAAGTAAAAAATGACGGAGGCTCAGATTATGCCGGTGTTCAAACTTATGATTTGGCAGATGGTGGCGTAGAGACTGCAGACGGCCCTCGTATTGATCTTGCACAGGGAGAAGAGACAGAGGTTACGCTAACAAGTAGCCGTATCTTGAAGGTGGAAGATATTGGACAGCCAGAAGCGGCCGAAACCACAGAAGCCACAGCGGAAGCCGAGGAAGCAGTGGAAGAGCCACAGGCCGAAGCGGCTTAACTAACCTGATTACGGGGGTGGCCTAATACTGGGCCGCCTCTTATCAGCACTAAAAGGAGGATTAAACTATGTCACTTATGAGAGCCCCTGGAATGATGGCGGCAATATCTGCATTAATAGGGCCAATGGATGAAAGCGCAATAGGTGTTGATAAAGGTCTTGAAAAAATGGTTTTAACCAGGCCTATGCGTAGAAGTAAATTTAATAAGCCTAGCCGTTTATGGAGGGGTGAGCACTCGCGTAAATACCCTGGGCATAAACTACGCGCTATGCGCCAGAAGCAGGCAAAGAAAAGCCTGTATCATCACAATAAATATTGTAAGAAAAATGGGCAGCGACATTTAATGATACCAGAGGCGCGCTGCGTCGATCTTTGGTAAGAAAGGAAACCACTATGAGCACCAAGAAACCACACTACTTAATGCAGTTCTTTGCTTTTGCACACTTGCCAGAGCACTTACAAGATGTAAGCAGCCCATTCTATGACCTTGCGGAAGACCTGGACGAAAGCCTACCGGATAATCCAGAGAAAACCAAAGCTTTGGAAAAACTTTTAGAAGTAAAGGATTGCGCTGTGCGTGCAGTTCTGTTTAAATAGCTGTAGTAAAAGTTAATAAGGACAAGACTAATGAGCGATACAATACAAGGTAAAGTTAAATGGTATGACGCTAAAAAGGGATATGGTTTTATTGTTCCTGACGGAGGCAGTAATGATGTTTTTGTGCACAAGAGCGCCCTCACTAGCGCCGGCTTTAACTCTCTTGAGGAAGGCCAAAAGATTGGATTTTCTGTAAGCGATAAGAGAGGCAAAAAGGCTGCAGTAGATTTGCACTCAATCTAATTATTCCCTCTGGACAAACCCAGAAGACTAAGAGCCGCTCTTAACAAGCGGCTCCTTTTTTTTTGTGAGTATTGTATGTATGTTATGTTGTGTGATGCTGGCTGCTCATGTATGACATTTTAAACGAAGTCTCTAAGAGGTCTACAGCATGTATAAGGAGCTCCTCTATGACTAATATGCGGTTTTCCATTTCATCCATCCTATTGCTTACGTCTTTTTCCGTATAATCGAAAAACTCTTTTTCTTGATTGTGCATTGTTAGTTCTTTATAGCTTGATTTACTCACAATATCCCTCCATAGCTTTAGGTACATTCTCTCCCCATGTAGCGCAACGCTCGGCCTTAACGTTTTCGTTAAACGAGGCCTCTTTATCGATTGCAATAAACACTAGATAGGTGAGAACGGTAAAAATTATTATCATTAACACAGATACAATAAAGCCATTTACAAGCTTGCATAATAATTTCCGGCGTTTTGATTGTTCGTGGCACATTACTTAGCTCCTTTATTATCGTTTGCTGGGGTGTGATAACCGTAACTATGGGCATAGCTCCATAACAACCATCTATTAATAGGGGCTTTCCAGGTAATGCCGTTTTTCTTAATCTGATATGAGTTATTCATCGTGGCACCCCCAGTAAAACTATCTTAGGCATATCCTTACCCATTGCTCTACGACGGCATAGGGCTGCATCTGCTAGTATTCGTGCGCATGATTGAGGTGATAGCTCTATACCAATGTGCGCGAAATTCCATCGTCTCACACGGCGCAATCTTAATAGGTGATCGGCCGCTTTTGCTTTGTACCAATTTTCTTTAGTGGCTTTTTCAATAATCTTAAAGCCGCCGACCATGCCCTTAAGGATTTTAATTGGTGGGTTATGCTTGTATGATATAGCACGTAGTCGAGTATCTATAAGATCGTTAGCGCTTATGCGGTGTATCTGCTCATTAAGCCGGCGCTCCTCTTCCTGGCGCTCGCGTGCCTCGGTAGCAAAGTCATTAATAATTTTGTCTGTAGCGTTCATTATATTATTTCTCCCACTCATAAAGCTCTTCTACATCTTTGCTGTGTTCCTCTGAGGCCTTAAAGTCTTCTAAAGAAAATTCACTAATATTATCGCAGCTTCCATCTAAAAATGCTGGGCATGAAAACCCGCAACCTCCATTTAAACCGACAATGTAACATGTAGACATTCCCCTAGGGTAATGACCGTCAATCTCTGACATATGATTGCCCATATTATTAACGTCTTCCATTGTTTTGATTGGCTTTAGTGGATTGGTGGAGAAACCACCATTAACTTTATGTGAGGCTTCAATAAGCTGTTTTTTATTGTATCCATCTGGGTGTTTTTTCTCTGCGATTTTAGCCGCAGCTTTTGTAAGGGCTCTTTTGCTACTCCAAGTCATAATCTTTCTCCTGTATGTGTTGTTAGTGCGCGCCCCGGTCAAGTGTATGCTTTTTGGAGAGACCAGGGCGCTACCGTCGTGTGTGGGGACGGTGTTCTATTTGCCTATTGCGATGTACTCAAATGAGTTTGCCTCATTGCCCATATGATCGGTTATCTTGTTTTGAGTAAGTAGAACCATACCTAGCTCCTCACATTGTTTCGCCATTTTCATTAAGGCGCGATCTAATGCGGTAGAATAGTGGTTCATAGTCTCGCCTACTCTATAAATAAAACGCTCATCTTTTTTTAATGAAGTTATATTCTTTTTAATATCCGTAAGTAAAACGGCTTCATCGGCCGTAAGTTCATGTGACATTTTGAAAGCTCCTGCAATGTGTAAGTTTTTATCTATCTGAAAACGAGTATAGTGCCGAGTTTTTATTAATGCAAGCACTTTTTTTATAAGTAGAATAACAAAATTAAATAAAGGTTTACTAGCGCTGGTGTATTGCTTTATGATTATCTTGCACTGCCCGTCCTGGGCAAACCGCAATTGATAAGTTTAATCTATCTCGGAGCCCTCGGCGCAGCTTTATAAGCGGTCGGGGGTTCTACTTTGGGCGCTCTTTGCCAAAATCATAATCCATTGCTATAATGAGCGTATCGAAACTATAACGAGGACTTAATGGCTAAGAAGAAAGCAAAAAAAAATAAGGGCGGTAGACCTACCGTATTAACCGCCGCAACTGTCAAAAAACTAGAGGCCGCTTACCTTAATGATGCGAGTGATGCGCAGGCCTGCCTACAAGCGGGTATTAGCCGGCAAACGTTGTATAACTATGAAAAGAAAAACCCTAAGTTTATTGACAGAAAAAAGGCTTTGAGGGATAGCCCTAAATATCTTGCTAAGAAAAATATTGTTACTGGCCTTAAGAGTAAAAACCTTCAAGTGCGTATGAGTATGACTAAATGGTATGCCGAAACGAAAATGAAGGATGAATATAGCAAGAAACAAGAGGTTGCGGTTTACGGTGATGCTGAAAAAGCGCCCGTGCAGACACAAGAAAAGCCCATGACCTTGGAAGAGAGCGCGCGCCTTTACCATCAAATGTGCGACGAGTGCGGCGGATAATTCCCCTTTACATTCTGTATTTTCTACATTAATACTGTAATCAGTAACATTACTATGTAGGAAAAATATGACATTTCAATATTTATTAAACAGGGTAGGACTTAAGAAAAAGGACTTAGCCCGTAATCTAGGAATGAACCCAAATAGCGTAACCAACTGGAAGGATAAGCCCCCGCAATATGCAGTGGCTTACCTAAAGCTGCTCGCTAAATATAATGACTTAAAGGAGCAAACCAATGACTAACGAAGAAATCAAAGACGCACAAGATGTACTAGCCCGCTTTAAGGCAGAAAAGAACAATTACGACCCGCTAGACCAGGATGTTGCGCGCGTAATACCAACGTTAGAAAAAGCCCTGGCCGCACTCAAAACACCTAAACGAATAATGATTGATGAGATTAAGCATAGGCGGTGGATAGCATCTTTACCTTGCTTGATTACCGATAGGGACGATGTGCAATGCGCGCATATACGTAGAGGCTTAGCCGGTGGTATAGGGTTTAAGCCTAGTGATGTGCGCTGCGTCCCCCTCTCTTGTGCCCAGCACACGCTACAAGGTGAGATCGGGGAAGTTAAGTTTTGGTATCCCTATGGAGGATGGGAGCGCGCGGTAGTATTAGCAAAAGCTTTGTATGATATAAGCGGAAACACTGAGAAAGCGATTATTTTAATAAACGAATGGAGAGCAGAATATGAGTAAACGACTAATTAGAATATCTGAGGAATGCTGTGAAGTTGGAAAAGTAATTTGCAAAATACAACGCTTTGGCAGGGATTACACAAATCCGAAAACAGGAAGAACAAACTATGAAGAGCTATACGATGAGTGCGCCGATCTTGTGGAAGTTATAAGCCAACTTTTTGATATTGAAGACCAATTTTTTAAAGCAAAGCGTGGTGTTAAAGCAGCAAAAATATTAAAATGGATACCACGTGAGCGACCGACAAGGACTGACAAAGAAATAGGTCAAGATGCTTATATAGAAACCTTAAAGGCTGAAATAAGAAAATTAAAAGGAGAAATTTAATGACGACACTATACGCACATAACGATCGTAGCCACTGGGGGGAGCAATTTGTTATGGCCTGCGGCCGCGCTAATGTACCCTTTAAGCTGTTTAAGAAAGCAAAGGAAGTACCGGCCGGGGCTCATGCCTTTGTACGGTTAAGCCAGCAAGCAGAGCAAAGGGGGCAGAGCAAAAATATGGTTCAAGCACTCCATGAGAAAGGCGTTAATACTTTCCCTAGCCCATTAGATGCGCTGCTTTATGATGATAAGGTAGCCCAGTATGAATACCTGAAAGATTACCTACCTAAGACAACTATTATCCGAGACCAGGACGCAGCCCTTGATTTAGCGAATGATCTTGAGTACCCGATAATCAGTAAGGGTAGTGAGGGCGCGGGCTCTAGTTGCGTTCGTCTATTGCGTAACCGTAAGGCGGCCAGGCGTGAGGCAGTGGCAGCTTTTGGCGATGGATTGCCTAGCAGCTACGATAAGAAACAGAAAGGCTTCTTATACTGGCAAGAGTTCATTAAGGACAATACCTGCGACTATCGCATAATCATTTGCGGTAAGTACATTTTCGGGATAGTGCGCCAGGTGCGCAACAATGAGAATAAGCCGTTTGCTAGTGGCTCTGGTGTTAACGCTCCTATCATGAGCTTTGAGGGCAACACTAAGGAAGCCGCGGCCGCTCGTAAAGCAATAGAGATTGCTGCAGAGATTGGTAGCGAGTGGGTAGCTTTTGATTTCGTCTTTAAGAAGAAAGAGATTTACTGCCTTGAAATGAGTTGCTCATGGACGACATTTGTATATGCACCGTGCCCAGTATTTGAGTTTACGCCTAACGGTGGTAAGTTTCTTGAAACAGGCAAGTACGGCGGTGGTATGTTTGATATGGCCGTAGAGATTATGAGGAAGCAGGCTAATGCTTAACGCTAAAGCTAAGAAAGAAATTATGGACGAGGTGGAAGCGCTTCGCTTAACGATGGGGGTAAAGGAGCCGGCTATGGCAGGTATTCTTTTATCCCTTTCTGCTTCTTATGCTATGGCTAGTGGTATACAAGATTTTCAATTTGTAAATCTCAGTAGAGAGACTTACAACAAACAACGATAGGAGTAAAAGTAATGGGTAAAGAAGTTATAGAAAAAAACCAGTCATTCGATGATTTTAAAGAAAAATTAACTGAAAGGATTAGGGAGGATATTGGATCTCTTTTGCCAGATGAGGCCGTACAAAGCCTTATAGAAAAAGCCGTGCAGGAAAGCTTTTTTGAACCTAGACTAGTAGAAGAAAATCCCGGATCATGGAATAGTAAGACGGTTAAAAAGCCCGCATGGTTTGTAGAGGAAGTAGCTAAAGCTTGTAAGCCAATGATTAAAAAAAGAGTAAGTGCGTTTATAGCTAACAACAAAGAGGAAATACAAAAAACTGTAGATGAGTTTCTTGATAATCAAAACCTTATGTTGATAGCTTCTACAGCAATAGCAGAGCGCGTTAACTCTGGTATGTGGAGCAGGCTTGAAGAGATTTACCAACGTATTCAACAACCAAGATAAGGAGTAAAACTAATGGAACATTTTTATAAGAAGGTACAAGGCTGGTTTAGGTTTAGAGACTTTTACAGGAAAGCCGTACAGGAAGCGCCAAAGAGAGGCGCTCGTTTTGTTGAGGTCGGTAGCTGGAAGGGCAAGAGCTCTACATTCATGGCGGTAGAAATTCTTAACAGCGGCAAGCAGATACACTTTGATTGTGTTGATACCTGGGAAGGTAGCGACGAGCCGGCGCACCATAGCGACCCGGACGTACAAAAAGGTTTCTTGTATGAGCGCTTCCTTTTGAACACTGACAAGGTTAGCCATATTATCAATCCTATGCGCATGTTGAGCGTGGAAGCTGCGGCCGCTTATGAAGATGAAAGCCTGGACTTTGTTTGTATCGATGCATCGCATGATTACGAAAACGTCATAGAAGACCTTAAAGCCTGGTGGCCTAAGATTAAGCCGGGTTGTGTAATGTCAGGCGACGACTATCGCTGGAGTGGTGTTAATAAGGCCGTTCTAGAGTTTTTCGGTGTGACCTCGGCCCCTCAAATTGAAGGCATAGAGTTTGATTACGTGAATAACAAAGAAGGCGACCCGGTTTGCTGGAGCGTTAGAAAGCCTAAGGTGGTGTAATGAGTAAGAAAACAAAAGCCCCGCCAGAGATATGGTTACTAGAAGACCCAGACACAACGGAAGATGAAGAACACCGAATTTTCTGGTCTCCTGATAGTGATTGCAGAGAGCTGTTTTATACATGCCAAGTAATCGGGCATTATTTGCTTAAGTCTAATAAACCGGAAATATCAAGCCTTACAAAAGCTGATTTAAAAGCTTTCTTTAATCTTATAACTCTTGACACTGAGCTATCACGGCAAGAGCGTTACGATGCTTTAGCCGCGGTCGAGAATGAGGCAAGACGCCTTAGAAAAGATATGGAGGAGGCTTACTAATGCTAGAGTTTTACAACCGATATAGGATTAAGCAAGGCGCACCACAAAAATATGTGAGGATACCATGAATAAAATTACCCAGGTAATACCGTATTACCGCAACCCTAAAATGCTTAAAGAGGTTCATATTCCCCAGTGGAACGAATACCCGGACGATGTGCTAGAGCATTTGACAATTTACATTATCGACGACTGCAGCCCAGAGCCGGCGCTTTCAATATTAGAGAGTGCGCCCGCGCGCGTAAAAGAGCGTATAAGGGCGTATCGTATTGATACCGATATACCTTGGAACCAACACGGCGCGCGTAACCTTGGTGCATCCTTGGCCGCTAAAGGCTGGCTCTTAATGACAGATATTGACCGGGTGATACTTACCCATGATATGCAGCGCATCATGAAAATGGACTTAGACGGATACCACCATTACAAGCCTTTCGGTATTAAAATGGGTGAGCGCCTTGAGAGTGACGATAAGATACCGGTTAATCAGTTCTTATGCACACGCGAGGACTACTGGGTTATCGGTGGATATGACGAGGATTACTGCGGATGCTATGGCGGCGACGGCCCTTTTCTAAAAGCCCTGGCTAAACGATCTCCCTTGCGTATGATGGAAGATGTAAGGATGATACGTTACCATACGGACATGGAGAACATGGACGCAACGACCACAGACCTTGATCGTAGAAAAGGCAAGGTTAGTGAATACCAAACGCTCCAGAAGGCTAAAAAGCGCGCCGGTAAAACGAAACCCGAAAACCCTATGAGGTTCGAATGGCACGAGACCCGATTACGATAATTACCTGGCTTTGGAAGCCTACCGGTACATGGAGACAGGGATACACCGCAGAGCATGTAAATACACTTTGCCAGGCGTTTAAGGAAAACCTAAAGATACCTCATCGCTTCGTATGTGTTACTGACATGCCTAAGGGTATAAAATGCGAAACCATAAAGCTTTGGAATAATCCCAAGGTGGAGGGTGTATTACGAAACAAGCCGAATTGTTATAAGCGCCTGAGGTTATTTGCCCCGGATGCTGAAAAGCTTATAGGTGCTAAGCGTTTCGCAAGTGTAGACCTGGACTGCGTGATTACGAAGAATGTAGACAAAATCTTTGACTGCGACGACGACTTTAAAATTATGTACGGCTATGCAGCTCCTTATAATGGGAGCTTGTTTATTATGGACGCCGGCGCGCGCACGAAGCTTTGGGAAGAGTTCGACCCTAAGAGGACGCCGCGGTTAGCAAATAAGGTAAAACGCCCTAACGGTAAAAAGTATTATGGCAGCGACCAGGCCGTGATAAGTTACCTCTTACCATTTGAGAAAACCTTTAGCCAGGAAGACGGCCTGTATCAATTTACTAGCCATGTAAAAAGAAAAGAGTTACCAGAAAACGCGCGTATGGTATTCTTTGCTGGTACGATTAAACCGTGGTTTCCTGAAATGAGTAACTTAAACAGGGGTCTATATGCCAAGTACAAAGCGCAGCAAAAAAGAAGTATCGCCCCAGTTAGAAGATAATCCTAACTGCGAGCCTCCTTTTGCTTGGCCGCCTAATTATGAGGCAGAATACGAACGCCGCCGCAAGCATATCGAATGGATTAATGAAGATTTTGTAACAAGGACGGTAGCCCTTAAGCTCTTCTATGCCGTTGAACCTGTAAAGTTTATCGAGGATTGGTGCACAACCTACGACCCTCGTAACAAAGCTCCCCTCCCTAGAAACATGCCATTCCTATTATTCCCTAGGCAAAAGCAGATGGTGGAATGGGTAGTGGAATGCATAAACAATGGTGAAAGCGGTTTGTGCGAGAAAAGCCGTGACGCCGGCGCGACCTGGCTATGCGCGGCTATTAGTTTATGGCTCTATCTCTTTCATCCTGGCTCAGCTATAGGATGGGGAAGCCGTAAGCAAGACCTGGTGGATAGGCTGGGCGACCCAGGATCAATCTTTGAAAAGATAAGAATACTCTTATTTAGAATGCCTAAATTTCTTATGCCTGAGGGATTTAACCGCAATATACATTGTACCTTCATGAAAGTTATCAACCCAGAAAACGGCTCCTCTATAGTAGGGGAGAGTGGTAAGGCTATCGGCCGTGGTGGTCGTACAACGGTTTTCTTCAAAGATGAGAGCGCGCACTATGAGCAGGCAGAGAGTATCGAGGCGGCCCTTTCTGAGAATACCGATGTGCAGATAGACATATCTAGTGTGAATGGCCCGGCTAATGTTTTCTATCGTAAGCGTAAAGCCGGTGAAGTCTGGGAGCCTGGTAAGGAAATCGAGAGCGGTATAACGCGCGTCTTTATTATGGACTGGAAGCACCACCCCGGAAAAGACCAGTCCTGGTATGATAAGAAACGCGCTAAGGCAGAGCGTGAGGGGTTGTATCATCTATTCGCCCAGGAGGTAGATAGAGATTACACCGCTAGCGTAGATAGACTTCTTATCCCTCTTAAGCATGTTAAGGCCGCTATTGATGCTCATAAGGTGCTTAAGTTTAAGCCAGAGGGAGAGAGAATAGCCGGGCTTGATGTTGCAGACGAGGGAGGCGATAAGAACGCATTAGCCGGCCGTCATGGTGTCGTGCTGCAATTTACTAAAGAATGGGCCGAGGGTGATACCGGGGAAACCGCTAATATTGCGTCCGATGTATGTAAGGTAAGAAAATACAAAAACCTGCAATACGACTGCATAGGCGTAGGGGCTGGCGTGAAGGCAGAAGCAAACCGGCTGCACAAAGAAAACCTACTGCACCACGTTAAATTCCATCCCTGGAATGCATCTAACCCGCCGCAACAACCTAACGGCCGTATTATAGAGGGTGATAACGAGACACCACGTAATAGCGAGTATTTTATTAGCCTTAAAGCGCAAAGTTATTGGAGACTGGCCCAACGCTTCGAAAAAACATACAAAGCGGTCGTCCAGGGTAAAAGTTATCCACCGGAAGAATTGATTAGTATCGATAGCGATATTGACAACCTAGACCAAATAGAAATGGAGCTTTGTCAGATACGCATCTTAATACAAGAGGGCACTGGTAAAATGAAAATTGACAAACAGCCAGACGGTGCAAGTAGTCCTAATGTAGCAGACAGTATTAATATATGTTATAACCCTGTAAGGGCAAACGTAAGAGCAGGAGTATGGTAATGGCTAATAAATCAAAGAAGACAGTGAAGGCGAAGGTTAATAAGGCTAAAGAGATAGTAGCAAATTATATGACCTCAGAGCGTACTAGGTTCTCTAACATGCTTGGTTTTAATAGAGAACGCAGCATGACTGAGGTATTAGGTTATCCTGCGTCAATTGACCCGCAAGCATTTATAGATATGTATCGGCGCGGTGATATTGCAAACCGGATTATACGGGCTTATCCGCAAGCAACATGGAAAGACCTTCCAGCAATTAAGGATGGCGATGAGACCGACGACGACGAAAAGAGTAATTTTACTACTGCCTGGGAAGAGTTTGTAAAAGCAAAAGACGTTATGCATTATATGGAACGTGCAGACCGTCTTAATGGTTTAGGCCAGTTCTCCTTATTGGTTATGGGTTTTCAAGACGGTAAGGAGCTTAGAGAGCCTTTAGAAAAGCCTGCTAAGGATAGCAAGTACCCATTAATTTACTTAGCCCCTTATGGCGAAGCAAACACAACAATTTCACAGTGGGATAATGACGAGAAGAGCCCCCGTTTTGGATTGCCTGTTATGTATACCTGCCAACGTGGAAACTACAGTGATAAGAAAAGCCCTACCAAGTCCATAACTGTACACTTTAGCCGCGTAATCCATATAGCTGAATTTCTTGACGACGACGAGACTTACGGCCAGCCACGCCTAGAGGCTATCTATAATAGGTTGCTTGATGTGCAAAAGGTAGCTGGTGGAGCATCCGAGGCATTCTGGTTAATGGCTAACCGTGGCCTAGCTCTTTCGACGAAAGAAGGGGCAGACCTTACCGACCCAGATAAAAAAGCTATGGAAGCACAAGCGGAAGAATACCAACACCAATTACGCAGGATACTTACACTGCAAGGCGTAGACGCCCAGGTACTTGGAAGTGATACCCCGCAGCCAGAGGAAACCGGAAACTTTATCCTCAAGCTTATTGCAGGCGCGGCCGGTATTCCTATGCGCGTCTTAACTGGAAGCGAGCAAGGCTCATTAGCTAGTGAGCAAGACGAGGCAAACTGGGCGGCTCGAATTGATGAGCGTCGCGAGAATTTTGCTGCACCTCGTATGCTGCGCCCATTCGTCGAAAGAATGATATTTACTGGTAACATATCCGAGCCAGACGGCGACTGGGAGCTAGGCTGGGAGCCTGGTAGCACAATGAGCGAAGATAAGAAAGCAGATGTTGCATTGAAGAAGGCACAAGCTGTATCTCAATATCTATTAACTCCTGGCGCAGAGCTTGTTTATAAAATTCCTGAATTTAGGGCAGACCTTAACCTAGATGCTAACGAAGAAATCGAATTAGACGAGTTTAAGGATTTACCAGAGGGCGAGGAAGATTTACCAAATGGCAAAGACGAAAAAGAAGACTAAATGTACTTGCTGCTCAGAGGCTTTAGCTACAAGTAGAAGGGTAGACCCTACGCAAACCATTACATTGCGCAGAGCTTTCGAGGCACAATTTTATAAGCGCTTCCGTATCCTTAAAGGTCTCATCACTGAGGCTATAGTAAAGCAGGATGGTTTTGGCCTTAAGAAGAATATTAAATCCAATAGAAAATTTGATTTCCCTAGAAGCTCAGATAAGATTACCGCTTTCATGACATGGATAAAGCAAATGGAGAGCCAGCACGTCTTAAGTGTTAGTGAAGGGTTATCTTTATCTGCAGCAAGCGAGCAAGCATGGACACGCCTTTATATCGATAGCGCATATAAGCGGGGTTTGGCTAGTTCTGCTCAAAGAATGCGGGGACAAGGTGTGCAAGTTAGCGACGCTTTCTTAGAAAATGCTTTCTTTAGGCCCATACATGCAGACCGTATCGGGCTTTTATATACAAGGGCATTTAGCGATTTGAAGGGTATCACCGAGGTAATGGATACCCAGATAAGTAGAGAGATTGCCCAGGGACTTGCTGAGGGTCGCGGCCCATTCGATATAGCTCGTAGCATAAACAAGCGTATCGATAAGATAGGTATCACCCGCGCGCGTATGCTAGCGCGCACAGAGATAGTAAGGAGCCATGCAGAGGCTACGCTTAATGCTTATGCTGAGGCCGGCGCAGAGGGTGTAAATTTAGAGGCAGAATTTTTAACGGCAGGAGATGCTAAAGTATGTCCAGTATGCAGGGCATTAGAAAAACGTAACCCGTACAAACTTAGCCAGGCGCGAGGTCTTATTCCTGCGCACCCTAACGCCGTTTTTGAAGGATCAACTTTTATTCCTTATGGCGAATGCAAGGAGATCGTTAGGGCTTGGTATAGCGGCCCATCGGTTATACTTTCCTGCGGGGGAGGGAGATACGGGACGACAATCGGACCTAATCACCCAATGCTCACCGATAGAGGAATGGTTAAGGCGGCAGAGATTAGAGAAGGTGATAAGATACTCTATGATCTCAGGCACGATAATTTTAGTTTCTCTAAAGATTTTAATCTCAAAAAGGTTCCAAGATGCGAGGACGTGTTTAAGTCTTTCCTCGGACTTAGCGAAAACGTTTTTATTTCCTCCTCCGCTTCTGATCTCCACGGCGATAGGAAATTTTGTCAGGGTGAAGTCGAGGCAATAAGGCCCGCACGGAGTTTGTTGCCTAAACTTAATATCAGCATCTTGAAGGAATTTAGCAAAAATATCCTCATGAGGTCCGATCCCGATCCCTCTCTTATATCTAGTTTTGCTCCTGGCGATCTTTGTAGCCATGGTGTCTATCTGCCCTCTTCTTGCAGAATTGGCAGCTCTGACACGGGGATTGTTAGAGATTTTGTGTGGGTTACTGTTCATAATGTAAAACACTCTACTTTTGAAGGTTATGCTTATGACTATACTACAGAAAAAGGTTTATATTGCAATAATGGCTTTGTGGTAAAAAATTGCCGCTGTACCTTCTCTCCAATACTAAAAGACCCAAAGAAAGTGCGTTTATGAGCAGACTAAGTGACCTAAGCCAGCAAGAGCAATTAGCCTGGATAGCAAGTATCGTAAATAGAGAAATGAATAATAAGACACATGGTAGCGTAACTATCCGTATGGAGGAAGGGCGCGCAGTACAGGTGAAGTATGAGCGTAGCGAAATGCCTCCTAAAAAACGCGGTGCTTGACATTATTTTAAAAAACCATCATTATATCGGCAAGGTATTGGAATTAACCAAGCTGGCGCAGAAATGCAGCCGGCTTTTTTTATGAGGTATGACCATGAGCTTAAAGAAAAACAAAAATCTAAATAGCGATGCTAATATAGGTATGCACAAAGTTAGCGTAAACGTATCAGCTAAACATATCCGCAATGACAATATGAACGGCCAGGACTATATCGTAGTCCCTCTTGTTATGGCTATAGACGGCGTGGTTATGAATGAGGCACTCGTACCGCAAGAGGAATTTTGCCCCGAGGCCTGGAACGGCCGCCCTGTTACTATCGGACACCCCCAGGTAAACGGTATGGACGTAAGCGCCAATGACCCGGACATATTGCAGAAATACAGTGTAGGCCAGTTATTCAATTGCAAAATTGAAGACGGAAAACTTAAGGCAGAGGCATGGGTAGACCCCAAACGATGCGAGGCTATTAGTCAAGCCGGCGTTGTAGCTATGCTTAGAGATAAGACCGGTTGCCTAGACGTAAGCACCGGCTACTTTTGTGAAGAGCAAAAAATCAAAGGTAGCAGTAAAGGAAAAGAATATTTCGAAATTCACCGTGATTTAAAACCCGACCATCTAGCGTTACTACCAAATGAAGAAGGCGCTTGCAACTGGGCGGACGGGTGCGGTGTACGGGCTAATAAAAAAAGCCTTATGACGCAAGCGCAAGATGCAATCAAGGTGATTGCGAACGCCTTAAATTTAAACAACCATTTGGAGGATAATAGTATGGAAGAAGACGAAAAGGCAAAACTTGTCGATGGACTGATAGGGAATGAGGAAAACCCTTTTGGTGACGGCGACAAAGAAGCTCTTATGGGAATGAGTGACGACACGCTTACTAAGCTTGCTGCCACCCCTAAGGGTAATGAAGAAGACGAACCTAAAGACAACGAAGAAGGCGAAGACAAAAAGCCTGCTGGTAATTCTAAGGATAAAGATGAAAGCGGAGACAAAGACGTTAAAGCTAATCTATCCAAAGAAGATAAGGACGCTTTGGCTTTTGCCAGCAACCTTTACAAAGACCATCGCGACGAGCTCGTTAAGAAAATCACTGGCAATAGCGCCATGAAAGAAGACGACCTAAAGAGCATGGCCACTTGTGACCTTGAAGTTGTTGCAAACGGAATTTTACCAGAAGCCAATTATGGCGGACGTGCGATTTCGGGTAATGGACGCTCTAGTAATGCGGATGAAATGGCTAAGTCTATGACAACGCAGAGCACAACCGAGATTTTGAAATCTCAAAAAGAGGAGGCATAAATTATGACTAGTGCAACTGACCCTAAAACAATTCTGCTCAAAGGCCAGCCTATTGCTAAAGAAGCACCGCTGGACGTTGGAGTAGATATTACCCCAGGCATGTTACTTGATCGGACAAGCCTTGGGGAAGTAAAGCCTCATGCTAGTGCTGCAGGCTATGCGCAACCATTATTTGCTCGTGAAAACGAAGTTATCGGGAACGGTATCGACGTGGATTACGACAATGACGGCGATAATGTGTTGTTTTACTACTGCCGCCAAGGTGATGAGGTCTACACATTTATTGATGCGGCTGAAAATATCACTAAAGGCGATTATCTGGAAAGCTCCGGTGACGGTAGCTTGAAAGTTTACGGCTCTGGTGTTCGTATTGCGCGGGCTCTGGAAAGTGTCAACAATAGCGCTGGGGTAGTCCATGCGCGTATTAAAGCGGAGGTGCTATAATGAAACATTTAAGCGCAAATATACATGGGGCTAGCAATTTTCTAGGCAGCTCAATGCTAGGGGGAGGTGGAATGTTAGACGTTAACACCTACCGCCCATTTACCGATGGTCAAGGCAATAGTTATATTATGAATGCCGCTACAGGTAAGCCAGTTCGCACGAATGATGGGGCTCTGCTTCGTTATGACGAGTGGAAAGACATTGACCAGTCAGTAGTTAAGGCTGCTGTTGATCGTCTTGTTGGTATTGCAGACCTACAAACTGGTGGACTTACTCATAACCTAGGATCGATTGGCGTTACTATTTCCCAGTGGGAAGAAGAAAGCGACATGACCGATGCTAATATGAGTATGTCTGGTATTACAGAAGGTGATGAGGATACTCCTGCATATAACTTGCGTAGTGTTCCTGTGCCGATTATTCATAAGGATTTTCGTTTGAATATTCGCCGTCTGGAAGCTAGCCGCCGTATGGGTGAAAGCCTAGACGTTACGGCTTCCGCTATTGCAGGTCGTAAGGTTGCTGAGAAATCAGAAGATATGTTATTTTCTGAAACAGCCTTAGCAGTAGATGGTAACAATATTTATGGTTACTTGACATTGCCAGAGCGTAACGAGGTGCAAATGGATACTGCTTGGACTTCCCTTGCAAGTACCGCTTATGCCAGCATCATTAGCGACGTTCAAGACATGCTACAGGCAGCGCGTAACGATAATTACTATGGGCCATTTATGCTATATGTCCCTGGTGCTTACGAAACGTTGCTTGATAGCGATTACAACGTTAATTATCCAAACGTTACAATTCGTGACCGCATTAAAAAGCTTCACGGTATTAAGGACGTAAGGGTAGTGGATCGTTTGATAGGCGATAATATCGCTCTTGTTCAAATGACACGCGACGTTGTGGACTTGGCTATTGCTAACGACGTATCCACTATGCAATGGGAGACTAAAGGCGGTTGGCAACAACACTTTAAATCTTTCGCTGTATGGGTGCCTCGTTTGAAGAGCGACTATGACGGCAAATGTGGAATTGTCCACTTACGAACCGAGGCTGAAACTGCCTAATACGAGGAGGTCTTATTATGGCTACGAATACTTACAAAATCACTAGAGGTAAATTCTACCGACGCGACGAGGATAATAACCTTATATGTTCTCGCCAAGGTGATGAATTGGAGCTAAGCGATAAGGCAGCACGCCGTTTTGGTTATAACCGTTTAGAGCTTGTCGAGGGTGTAAGCCCAGGCAAAAAGCGTAAACTGGTTACACAGCCTAAACGTGGTAAAGGTAAAGAAGGGGAGGGCAACGCGCCCGCCCCTACTCCTACCGGTGCTAGTCCAGCCGCTATCGAATTTGCAAAGGAAAATAGCGTAGATATTACCGCTATAACCCCTGCTCGCAAGGACGGTAAGCTTACTAAAACAGACGTTAAAAATCATTTAAAGGCAATGACAAATGGCGACTAGAATAGATGGCGACGCAGTAAAGGGTATTATCGATACGGAGCTTACAGCTACGCAATGTGAGCCCTTTATAGAAAGTGCACATGCTTTGATAGAACAACATTTAAGCTCTGATAGCATAAGTGATGGGCTTTTGAAGCAAATAGAGCTTTGGCTCTCTGCGCACTTCGTCGCAATCCGTGACCCTGCGCGTTCCGCTGAGAAACTCGGTGACGCGCAGGACACGTTCTCAATGGGTGAGTTAGGAAAAGGCTTGGAATTTACTCAATGGGGACAACAAGCATTATCACTAGACCCTACAGGCAAGCTAGTAAATGTAGGGAAAAGCAGGGGTTATATGGAGGTTTTATGAGTGCTCGCACAAGAAGCATGAACCAGGCCGCAACTTACTGGGCCCCAGGTAGTAACGATGGATACGGCGACGTATCTTTTTCCGCTCCAATAGCAATCTTATGTAGATGGGAAAATAAGAAGACATTATTTATTGATGAGGCTGGCCAGGAGAAGACAAGCGAGGCCGTTATATATCCTAACCAGGAGCTAGCGCTTGGTGGGTTTTTATACAAAGGGACAAGTACAGAAGCTAGCCCTAGTGATGTTAGCGGAAGTAGAGAAATTAGAGGCGATGGGCAAAGCCCAAACCTGAGAGCAACCAAGGAATTGAATAAGGTTTTCTTATGAGCAAGAGCATAGAAGGATTAGAGAATGTAATTAGCAACCTTAATCATGAGATTAACGGTGTTGTTACACGTACATATTCCGGTCTATTAGCAGCCGGCGCTTTAGTTGAGGGTGAGGCAAAGAAAAACGCCCCTCTGGTCACTGGAAACCTTAGAGGCAGTGGATACCATAGAGGGATAGATAGAGAGCCCCCAGCGGTTGAGGTTGGTTTTGGAGCAGCCTATGCAGTTTTTACACACGAGAACATAGAGCAGAAACTTAAAGGATTACCCCGCCCTGCATCTGCAGGTGGTGGTAAATACTGGGATAAAGGCGGTCCTAAGTTCCTAGAAAACGCAGTTATAGAGCTTAGCGATAAGATTGTAGAAACTGTTAAGCGATACGCGGGGTTTAGATAATGAGAAGCCCGTCCCTTGACATAGCAGAATACCTCGAAGAGCAGGGAGTAGGTACGTTTCCTAACGATACGAAGTGGTCTATTAATGTAGGCCAGGAGCCTAAAACCCCAGACGATTGTATTACTATTTACGATACGGGCGGTGGCGAATCTTTCCCCGAGGATGAGCTTTACGAGCCTCATATACAAGTGAGGGTGAGGAGTAAGAGCTATAACGAAGGTTATCTAAAGCAACGTGAGATAATGGATATACTCATATTGCCTACTGCGCGTGATCTCGGCGAAGACGACGATACGCACTATATCGGAATATGGGCAACAAATGATGTTTTACCCATTGGACGCGATGATAATAAGCGTTCTATTTTAACTTCAAACTATCGAATTAACCGACAACCTAACGAGGAGGCAACGACATGACGGGATATAATGGAAGAGACCTGTTAATACAGCTAGGAAGCCCGGCTGTTACTATCGCGGCGGTACAAGCAAAGGAAATTACCCGCGCTCGTGAAGCAGTGGATACAACAAACGACGACGACGACGGCTGGAGATCAGTACTTGCAGAGCCAGGCGTGCGCAATATCGATATTAATATTACCGGCGTAGCGAATACTACCAACTATGAGGATTTACTTGAGCGCTGGAATGACGATACAGGCTTGCAAGACGCTACAATTGTGCACCCGGACGGAAGCACAGAAAGCGGCTCTTTCTTCATGAGCAATTTAGCACATGGCGGCGAGAGTGGAGGCTTTGTAACATTTACTGCAGACCTTATTAGTTCTGGAGAAATCACATACGACGATGGGAGTAGCTAAGTTATGACTGCGATTTATACTGAAACGCCCTTAGAATTTGAGGGTAAACAATACCAAGTTAAAGCAGATTTTCGCTTTATTAACCGTGTAGAGCAACGCGGTATTAATTTACTTACCCTACTAACATTAGCAGCCCAAGGCGTTACACCTAAGACAAGTGATTTAGCCTGGGTTGTTTATGCAGCTTTAACCGGTTGCGGCGAGAATGTTGATTTTAATGACGTTGGCGATGTTGTTAGAACCAACATGAAATACTATATGCAGTTTGTTAGTGACGTAGCAGAGGCGGCTTACGCTACCCCAGCCGTTGAGGGTAATAGCAAGGCTGATGATAAAGACGAGGACGCTAAAAAAAAGCCTTAACTGACGGCATAGATTGGAGGGAGCATTACAAGATTGCCGTTGTTAGTTTTGGCATAGCACCAAGTGAGTTTTGGTCAATGTCGTTGGCAGAGTTTTTCTTAATCAGCATAGCCAAAAACCCGCCTGCTAAAGTAGGTTGTTTGCTCGAAACAGACTTTAACCGATTGGTGGAAAGATTAGAAAATGGCTGAAAGCACACTAGGAAAACTTAATGTTATAATCGGGGCTAACGTAAAAGGCTTGATTGCTGGCACCAAAAAAGCGCAGCGTGAGCTTACTTTAACTGGCTCCTCAGCATTAAAACTCACAAAAGAATTGCGTAACTTAGCAATCCAGGGCATAGCAACCGGTGGCGTTGTTGTTGCCCTGGCCGCGCATAGCGCACGCATGGCACGTGAATTAAAATCTTTAGCACAAGTAGCAGGCACCACCACCACAGAGCTACAGAAGCAAGCCTTTGCCGCTAAGACGGTAGGTATACAGCAACAAAAATTAGCAGACATTTACAAAGACGCGCAGGATAAGGTAGGGGATTTCCTAACTACCGGCGGCGGCCCTTTGCTTGATTTCTTTGAGAAGGTGGCCCCTTTAGTTAACACCACAGCTAAGGAGTTTAAAAACCTAACTGGCCCGGAAGTATTGCAGAAGCTTAAGAACGATATGGACGCAGCCGGCATAAGTATGCAAAAGCAGATATTCCACCTGGAGGCTTTGGCTAGTGATGCGTCTATGTTAATCCCTCTCTTACAAGACAATGGAACCGAGTTTAAACGCCTGGGACAAATTGCAGAGGATACCGGCCAGGTCTTAAGCGAGCTTGAAGTGGAGCAGCTTAAGATTATGGGTGACGACCTACAAACCGTAACCGGCATCATGGCAGACTTTAAAGACCGTGTAGCTGTGAAGCTATCCCCTATCATTCATGGTATAGCAAAGAATTTCATAATAGCAGCGACCGAAACACAAGGCTTTCAACACAGCGTAGAGCAAGCTTTTACGGTTGGTATAAAATTTGCCGGCGTGTTTGGTGATGCGCTTATGGGCGTGCGCTTAACTCAGATAGCTATAGCGGGTGGTTTTGTAAAACTCTCTGAGCTCGCAAGTAAGCCTATGGCCGGATTAGAGAAGGTAGCTTTTAATCTCTCTGCTATGCAAATGAAGCTACTAGATAACCTGGGGTTATTGCCTCAGGTGCAAGCACATTTAGACGCTATGGAGGATTCGCAAAGCCCATTACGCGACTGGGATCAAAACGCGGAAGACGCGCGACTGGCATTCGAAGCTTTACGCCAGGAGTGGGACGAGCTCGCAAATAGTAAACTGCCAAGTGAGCAGCTAGAGGAATGGGTAGCTAGACAAACAGAGCTATATAACCAGGAGACGGCTGCGCTATTGGCAAACCAGCAAGCTAGGTTAGCAGCCCTGGGCGATGGAGAGGGTAATGGTGAAGACCCTTTTATACAAGCGCAGCGCGAGCAAATGGAAACAAAATTACAGATACTTCGTGAAAGCCTTTTAACAGAAGAGCAAGCAGAGAATGAAAGTTTTAATCGCCGGCTTGCAGCTCTACAGGAGTTTCGCGATAATGATCTTATATCTCAAAGAGAGCGTGATAATTTAGTAGAGAGTGAGATTTTACGCCATGAAAAACGCATTAATGATATTAAAGAACATGCTAATAGGCAAAGAAGAAGTATGGAAGAGAAGACTACTTCTCTTGCTATAGGTCTTTTAAACCAATTCGCTGGAGAGAGTAAAGCCGCTGCCATTGCTGGTATAGCTCTTACAAAAGCTTTAGAGATAGCAAGGACTATACAAGCAACTGCTACCGCTTCTGTTCTTGCTTATGCTTCACAACTTATTCCAGGAGACCCGACGAGTATTGCGCGTGCTACTGCAGCAGCAGCTAGTACTAGGGCTTTTGGAGCTGCACAAGTTGCCCTTATCGCCGCTACAGGATTAGCGCAAGCTTCAGGAGTTGGTGGTGGCGGTGGCGGCGGTTTTGGTGGTGGCGGTGGCGGCGGTTTTGGCGGTGGCTCTGTATCGTCAGGTGGTGGAGGAGTTAGCCCACAAACAGGAGATAACGAAGGTAGCCCTACAAACTTCTTAGACGTAAGTATAAGCGGTATAGGAGCTAGTGATATGTTTAGCGGCCAGCAAGTACGAGACCTTATAGGTAAGATTAATGAAGAAGTCGAGGACGGTGCAATTATTAGAAGTGTGAGGGCGAATTAATGTTATATGTGCAAGATGGATATACCCCAGCCTTAGGCGTTAATCATCCCCGTATCGGATATAATAGCGTAATACGTAATGCTCTTGCTGAGGCAAGTACAGAGGTAGAGGGTAACGAAGCCGATGCAGTATTAAACTCTCTAACCTGGGATAGCTGGGTACCCACTACATTACCCGCAACCCTTGAATTTACTTTAGGCCAAGCAGCGAGCGTTAATTACTTAGGTATTGCAGCGCATACGCTTTACGAGGATGGGTGTAGCTTTGCCCTGGATTACTGGGATGGTTTAAACTGGATAGAGATACAAGATGAAACCGCCGCCGAGGATACAGCGCCTATCATTTTGCTTTTCGATACAGTAACTAGCGATAAGTTCCGTATCACAATTACAGGAACAACACCGCCGGCAATTAGTGTTGTATATTTGGGAATTGTTCTCGAAGTTGCACAGCGCTTATACCAAGGCCACTCGCCAGTTAACCTAAATGAAAAGACAGTTATACGACCTCAGAAAAGCGAGGGCGGGCAGTTCTTAGGCCGTAGCGTAATACGTGAGGGAGCGCAGACCACTATCGCCTTTTCGAGACTGACCGCATCGTGGGTAAGATCGTTTTATAAACCCTTCCAGGATAGCGCTATTAAGTATCCATTCTTCTTTGCCTGGCGCGGAGAGGATTTCCCAAGTGAGACGGCTTATTGCTGGACGGATAGAAATATAGGCGTAACCAATAGCGGGCCACGAGATATTATGAGTTCAAAATTTACGGTTGATGCGCTAATAGGGCAAGAGCCGCAGGTAGTGGATTACTATGAATACGAGGCGACAACATGAGCGAAGACGTAGATACAGAAGCAGACGCCGGCCGTGAACCTATTACCATTGTGGAAATAGACCAGGACTTTTGCAGCCTGCGTTATGGCGTGTCGCCTTGTACCGCCGCCGTTGGCGTGACCGGTGGCCGTAAATGCTTTAACACTTTGCCTACATGCCAGGACACAAGTAACTATGATAAGGGTAATCTAACGCTTAGGTTTTCAACCCCTACGAGCGCATACCCTCAGAAGTTAACGGCCATTCCAATTATTACCAGCGTAAGCACAAACCCTACACAGCTTAACGTCGGTGGTGGTGATTTAAATAATAGTCCTTTAGGCCTGCGCGCTACCGTAAAAGTTCAAATGCGAGACATTCCATATAACGATAGGCTTGTAGACCCTTACCGTACAGATAGGGGATATAACCCAGAAGATAAAGGCATGTTTTGGAGTAAGTGGCTAGCTCGCAATCTCTATTATCAAAACAGGGCGATGCGAATATATGAGGGTTACGTAGGTCAAGATTTGTCCCAGATGCAAACGCGGCATTATTTTATAGATAAAATCACCGGTCCGGATAGTAACGGACGTGTCGAAATTACGGCTAAGGATGTTCTTAAGTTTGCTGATAATAAAAAAAGCCAATGCCCTAAAGCAAATACCGGCGTGCTCGATGAGGACATAGACGATATAGATACTTCCTTTGATATAAGCCCCACAGGTATAGGGGCCGAGGAATATCCAGCAAGCGGCTACGCTATCATAGGTGATGAGCTCGTAGATTATACCAGGTCAAGCGATACCATAACACTTGTTGAGAGGGGTTTGCGTGGAACCTCTGCGAGTGACCACGACGAAGGCGATAGTTTTCAGGAAGTTAAGGTTTTCGATACGGTGAGAGTAGATAGTGTTATCAAAGAGCTGTTAGAGGATTTTGCAGACGTTCCTAGCGAATACATACCCTTTACAGATTGGCAGGCAGAGGCCGCGCGCTGGTTAGCTGATTATGATTTAACTGCCTGGATAACAGACCCTACAGGAGTAAATAAGCTTTTAGGTGAAATCCTGCAGCAATGTATCTGTAATATTTGGTGGGATGATATAGACCAGGAGATTAAATTTAAGCCTATGCGCCCTGTAGACCCAAGCATTGACACAACATACATCCTTAACGAAGACGCAAACATAATAGCGGAAAGCTTAAAAACGGAACGCGATGCAGACCAGCGCATAAGCCAGGTGTGGATTTACTACAATCAATACAACCCGGTAGAAAACCTTGACGAGCCTAGCAATTTTGGGCGGCTTAGTATTAACGCAGACTTAACTTTAGAGGGTGAGGATAAGTACGGCGAGAGTAGAGTACGTAAAATATTTAGCCGGTGGTTTACTACCGATAATTCTGGGCAAGTTATAACTACCAGCGCTAACTTATTATTTCGATACGGCATTAATCCTCTTTACGTTACCCTTAGCCTGGACGCGAAAGACCGGGCTATTAAAGTTGGTGATGTTGTACGAATTACTCACAGGGCTTTAGTTGATGATACCGGCGAGCCCTTTCCTACAATACTGCAAGTTATAAGACGTTTAGAGAATGACCCAGGCCATAGGGTAGAGTATCGCTGTCAAATTTTTGGATTTGTAAATCGGTATGGGTATATAATGGCAAACGGTAGCCCAGATTATGACGACGCTACAGAAGATGAAAGAGAGGAAGGCATGTGGATTAGTGAAGATGATGAGCCTTACTTTAGTGATGCAACCGACGCATATAGGATTATTTAAAAATGGCAAGTTACATTGAAATTACAGACGCAGAGATACAGCCTAACGCCCCATATACAACGGGTTTAGCAGCAAAGATGCGGGATAACCATATAGCAATGGGCACAAGACAAAGTGGTGCGCCCTGGCTTAATGGCATTGGTGCTTTAGAAGTTATAACAAGCTCCCAAACATGGATTGTTCCAGACGATGTTTATAGGCTTAAATATCGTTTATGCGCTGGCGGCGGCGGCGGCACCGGTAGAGCTGGCTCAGGAAGTACAGCCGGTAATAGTGGTGGTTCAACTTCCTTCGGCGTATACGGGAGCGCAACTGGTGGAGAGGGTGGTAAAACAGTGTTACCATCGGCAACACCTGGCACGGGTACAGGTGGTGATATTAATATTGGTGCCCAAACTAACGGGTTAAGTAATTTAGGGCCAAGCCCCAAAGGCTTATCATCTACAGGTGATGGTAACGACGCAACCCAGGGATATGGTAACGGAGCCGGCTCCGCTTATGATAGTGGCGTTGGGCAAAATGGGGCCGGTGGTGGTTATGCCGAGGAGGTTATAGACGTTACGCCAGGCGAAAGTATAATTATTACTATAGGGGCCGGTGGTAGTGGTGGTAACTCGACATACGATGGTGGCGATGGAAACCCTGGCGTTGTAATTATTGAATATTAAGGAGCTAAAATGAAATATGCACTTGTAAAAAACAACGTTGTAGAAAATATCATAGAGTATGACCCGGAAGCTATAGAGGTTTCTAATGCTGAGTATGAGCAAAAGAAAGCTGATTATAAGGCTGGGAAAAAGAAATATGCTACCGACCTTGCTAAGTATAAGAAGGATTACGGACGTGCTTTGAAGCTAGCGCGCGCGGAGGCGATAAGGCTTAAAGCTGAAAAGGGGGCACAGAAAAGCTATATAGTCCCCATTGAGGAAATAAAGCCCCCTGAGCCGCTTATTAAACCTCGCCGCCCCAGTGGCCTATATCATCCCCCATCCGGCTATGAGCTGGTCTTATTGGCTAAGGACGACACCGTTAATATTAATGACTTACTAAATAAGGAAACAAACTAATGATTAAGCAACAAGCATGGACACCAGACACACATACCAATAGGAAATTTATTATTGAGTATGATAGTGATGATTTTGATGGTACCGCAAAATGTGTGAGCCATAACCAGGAAGAGTACGAAGACGCTCTGCGCCTTAATAAGCATAAAAACCAGGTGATTATACCTGCTATGCTTGAGGTATTACCGGCCGAGGATAAAAAAACAGTTATCGACGATGATGGTAATGAGCATGAAACCTTTAAGCAAACACCAAAATTTACCGCTGTAGATGGCAAAATAGTAGCTGATTTAAATCATGTTAAAGATGCTGATATAAAGGCTGCTTTAGAAACTGCAGTAAGAGATACACCAGAGAAAGTGAAAGCAAAGGCATAGTATGGCTAAAATTTCCTCAGAAGCATTTTATAGTTCCATAGGGCGAGCCTATTCTACAGCTTCCGCCACTGTATATTTTGGTTTCGGCTGTTCATATATTGAATGGTTTTCTGCCGAGGAAAGGGCGCAATTAAAACAGCGTACAGCCGGAACGTGGTCTAATCTTCGTATTAATATCGTAACAAACGCGCGTACTACAAACACTGTTTTTACTTTTAGAATTAATGGGGCTGATGGTAATCAAAGCGTAACTTTTGGTTCTGGTGTTACAGGTTTTATAGAAGACACAAGCAATACAGATAGCATAAGTGATGGTGACCTAACATGTGTGGAAATTGCTACGGGCACAGGCACAGAAGCAATAAATATTCGATCTGCTAACGTTGTTACTTCCGTAACTAGCGGTTCTGCAAAACATGTAACAAGCATTAACCAAACATCCGTAAGTGATGGGGTTACAGGTTATAGCGAAATTACGGGTTTTAACAACGATAGTACCACGGAAGGCAACCACCAAACACCAATAACCGTAAATACGGTTCTTAGTAATTTGCAGGTATTTGTTAATGCAAACACTATAACAAGTTCCACGCCTTTTGTTATTAGAATTAATGGGGGTAATGGTAATCAAAGTCTATCGGTGGGCGCAAGTACAACAGGATTTTTTGAAGACACCAGTGCTACAGATAGCGTAAGTGCGGGCGATTTAGTGAATATTAGAACGTCGCCGCCTTTAGGTGGTTTTAGTATTCAATATACTTTTGTGGGCACAAAACATACTACCGATGGTGATGGATACCCAGCTTATTCTAGCGGTTTTTTAACAAGCGAGAAAACAGCGGATACATATTATCCTTTTGGTGGTTACTTCACAGCCGAGGCTACAGAAGCAAACACGCAATACAAAGTGCCTTTTGATGTAACGGCCTCCAATCTAACAGTATTTATATTGAGTAGTTCGGCAGATGCACATACTTTTTCTTTACGAATTAACGGAGTAACTGGAAATCAAAGTATTGCTATAGGGGCTAGTACAACAGGGGTTTTTGAAGACACGAGTAGTACAGATGATTTAGAAGCTGATGATCTAGTGAATTATGCGGCATTAGGAATTTCTAGCGGTGCTATTAGATATAGGGCGGCGGGTACTTTTTTAACCGAGGCGGCGGAACCGCCAAGCGGTAGAATAATGAGCAGCTTAGCAGGCCATGGTGGCCTAGCAAGCTTAGGTGGAATAGCAGGGGCAGGAGGGGGGCTAGCTGGATAATGAAAAGATTTTTTGAAAAAATAAACAAAACTGAAAAATGTTGGAATTGGATAGCCGGTAAGGATAAAGACGGTTACGGCAAAATAAAAATTGACGGTAAAATGGTGCAGGCTCATAGAGCGTCTTGGGTTATCCATAATGGAGATATACCTAATGGGATGTGTGTTTTACATCGTTGCGATAATCCATCATGTGTAAATCCAGAGCATTTATTTATTGGTACGCGACTAGATAATGCGCGTGACCGCGACGTTAAAGGTAGAAATGGTTATAGTAAAATAACTCATTGTCCGAAAGGCCATGAGTATTCACCAGAAAACACGACTATATGGCATGGACAGAGAAAATGTAAATCCTGTAAAAAAGATTATGATATGAGGAGAGCAGCATGACGGATCGTACATTAGAAGACACATTTTATAAGATGTTCACAACACGGGCTTTTGCCACAGGGATACCAACCGTATTAGCTGGCTCGCCTGTAGTGAGTGCATACGAAGATGGAAGCACAACACAAATAACGGCGGGCATAACTCTAGGGGTAAGCCATGACAGCGTAGTAGGTTTGAACCTATTAACGATTGCGGCCACTGAAGCTAATGGTTACGAGAAAGGAAAAGATTATAACCTGGTAATCACAACCGGCACCGTGGGCGGTGTTTCTGTAGTTGGTGAGGTTGTAGGCTCATTCTCCTTAGGTTTGAGCGCTGCGGCCGTAGACCTTGCAAATGCCACAGACGGGCTAGGCGCAATTAAAACAGACACAGCCGCTATATTAATTGATACGGACGATTTGCATGGCAACCAGGGCGACTGGGCCACAGCAACGGGATTTGCTACTAGCGGAGCATTAGCCACGGTTGATAGTAACGTAGATGCAATTAAAGCTAAGACGGATGATATGACATTTACCGTTGCAAATTCTCTTGATTGTACGGTTGTATTTATGGATGCTGATACGGTTACCGCTTCCGCAATGGCTGCAGATGCAGTGACAGAAATACAAAGCGGGCTTGCTACCTCAAGTGCACTAGCTACAGTGGATGCAAATGTAGATGCTATCCTGGTGGATACCGGTACAACGCTACCGGATCAATTAGACAGTATGTCCGGTGCGACATTTAGTAGCGCCACAGATAGCCTAGAAGCTATTAGGGATCGAGGCGACGCAGCCTGGACAACTGGAGCCGGTGGTAGTGCGCCAACGGTTGAGGAAATCCGTATTGAAATGGATGATAACTCAACTCAATTTCAGGCAATTAGAGCAAAAACAGACGACCTAACTTTTACCGTTGCAAACCAAGTAGACGCAAACGCCGTGGCTATTTCAGGTGATACGGTTGCGGCCGATAATTTAGAGCTGCAATACGACACCACAGGGCTTACCGGTGATACGTTCCCAGCAACACAATCACAAGTCGGCAATCTTTCAACGGGTACGGCGGCAACTAGCGTCGTTGCGTCAACGGCTGTTATAACCACCGGAACACAAACACTTACATACACTGCTACCGCTGCACTTGATGGCGTGACACACGACATTGCTCCTGATGGTGGAAACACTGATTTCTATTATGAATTTGACGTAGGGGCTAACGGTGTGCCGGTGGGTATACAGTGGCAAGGGTATGCAAATTCAAACGGGGATGAATATATATTTACCGCTTATAATTGGGTAAGTGATGGTTTTGACGATCAAGTAGGAAGTAAAGCGGGTACGCCAGGTTCTACGATTGTTACTGAGGAGCTTGATTTAACAACGTCTCATGTTGGGACAGGTGCGAACGCCGGTAAAGTTAGACTTCAAGTTACAAGCGCCGACGGTACGAAATTCGCCACAGACAGAATTTTATGTAGCTTTGCAACCGTATACCAAAGTGTCAGTTATGACGGCGGCGCGGTATGGGTTGATACTATAGATGGTGTAGCGGGCACAGCCGATTTTGTAAATGGTGTAGCTGATAACCCAGTATTAACATGGGCAGACGCATTAACTATTGCTACAAGTATTGGTTTACACAAATTCCATATTGTGAACGGCTCAACAATTACACTCACGGCCGATACCTCAAACGCTATTATTGAGGGTGAAAAATGGACATTGAACCTTAACGGGCAAATAATCTCAGGCGCTTATTTTCATGGTGCAGTGGTTAATGGCATAGGAGTAAATGGCGGCGACGGCCCTTTCTTTAGCTATTGTGATATTGAAACGGTATCATTGCCTGGCTCAAGTTATGATAAGTGTGCGTTATCTGGGCCTATTACTTGCACAGAAGCGGCGATATATTTCTTTGAGGCTTCTTTTTCTGCGGTAGCAGGTACAACAACTCCAGTATTTGACTTTGGGGCCGCTATTGGTAATTCAGACGTTAACTTTAGGCATTACTCAGGCGGTATTGAAGTAGAGAATATGAAGGCCGGCGACCTTATGAGCCTGGAAGGTGACGGACAACTTAAGATTAATGCTAATTGTACGGGCGGCACGATTGCTATACGCGGTAACTTTAAGGTCACTGATAGCGCGGGTGGGGTTGTTACCCTTTCTGACGATGCAAGGATTGATATAGGGCAAATTAATGCACAATGCGACCTAGCTTTAGCTGATTATGACCCAGCAACAAGTACAGAATTAGCGGCGGTCGATGCTAAGGTGGATATTATCGATACCAATGTAGACGCAATCTTAGTGGACACAGGCACGACATTACCCGATCAAATTAATGCGCTTAACGACTTTAACCCCGCAACCGATACAGTGGCTAACGTAACTCTGGTCGATACGACAACGACTAATACGGATATGCGCGGTACAGATGGCGCAAACACAGTGGCACCGGACAACGCAAGCATAACCTTAATTCTTGCTGATACGAATGAGCTACAAACAAACCAAAGTAATTGGTTAACCGCTACCGGCTTCGCAACGGAAGGGGCTTTAGCCGTTGTAGACGCTAATGTTGATTTAATTCTTGAGGATACAAGTACAACTATCCCAGCCTTAATAAGTGGATTAAACGACATTGCCGCTACTGATATTGTAAGCGCCGGCGCAATTACAACATTAAACGGTGCCGTCGTTAATGTAGACCTTGTAGATACCACCACTACAAATACAGATATGAGAGGCACAGACAGCGCGAATACTATAGCGCCAGATAACGCTAGTATTGCTGCTATCCTGGTAGACACTGACGAGCTACAGGGCAACCAGGGCGACTGGGCCACCGCTACAGGGTTTGCAACTGATACGGCCCTTTCGGTGGTAGATGCTAACGTAGACTTAATCCTGGAAGACACTAGCACGACGCTACCGGCGCAAATATCAGCGCTTAATAATATTAGTGTAAGTGATGTGTTGGCCGGTGTTATTGAGGGCACCGTAACCCTTAAGCAATCGTTGCAATTATCTAACGCAGCCTCGGCCGGTAAAGCTTCCGGTATGTCCACGTCAAACGCTATACTTAGGGACTTGGCAGACACTAAGGACAGGATAGACGCTACCGTAGATGCGAGCGGAAATAGAACCAGCGTAACAAGGGACTATGATTAATGTGGGCTAATAGTTATTTTGGCAGGTTTTGGGGTGATAGGTACTGGGCTAGTGTTGGCGCAGTGCTTATCGAGATTAAAGAAAGCGTAACTGTAAGTGGTTATGCAACGAATAATGTTGAAGGTAATGCCTATAAAACAAATGAGGTAGAAGCTAGCGGACATGCGGCCAATACCTTTAAAGGCGCGGGCTACTTGTGATTGTGTAACGATAAGCAAAGACGCTTCACTTATACAAAACAATGAGCTACAATGTTACCGTGATTAAATAGGTATCGGAATTAACCGAGCCGCTAGCGTAAGAGCCGGCGGCTATTTTTTTATAAGATAGGGGTTTATTATGAGTTTATTAGTATCGAAACCTTTTGTACAGGGTGACACCCTTACAATCACAATCATACCTTACGATGCATACACACTTGAAATTGTAGATATTAGCAGCGCTACCGAGCTTAACGTGGATATTGTCCAGACAATCGGGGGCACTCCAGTGCTTACAAAAACACTGGGCGACGGTGTTACTAAGGTTGATGTAGATGTAGACGGCGAAACGGTTAAGGCTGCTCAGGTTGTTATATCTGCAGCAGAAAGCGCTTTGTTGTTAGGTAATTATTTTTACGAGCTTGAGAGTATCGATACAAGCTCTAACGTTTCAACTTTCCGCAACAAAAACACAAGCCCTGGGCAGTTCACAGTATGCCAGGATATTGTCGATAACAGCGCTTAAGGAGCATTACTATGACTACAACAGCATACACAGTCTCAAACATGCCTTATATTCCAGGGCTACCAGACCCAAGCGTGATCGATCAAGAGGGTTTTTTAAATTTAGGAGAATTTGGCGGCGTGTTGCTTGCAATGCTTCTAGCTATATTCGTCTTGGTAGGGGCTATCATATATATGCACTGGGCAACTAATCGCACATGGTCTAAGACTGTTAGCGCTGTAGCCAGAGAGAATAACGCAACAATGCGCGATATTACGAATAGGCACGATGAGAGAGAGAAAGAAAGCAATACTATATTGCGTGGATTTTTTGAGGTTATGACGGCCGTACAGCTTAAGATCGATAACATAACGTCATACCATGAAGCTAATAGGAGAAAAGGCGATGCTGGTTAGTTTACCAAAAGCTTACAAATGGTTAGAGAAAGAGAAGAGCCCCCGTATTCTTATGGAGGCTCTTAAGCTATATGGTACTAAGGAAATACCAGGTAGAAAACATAACCAGACAATTATTGACTGGGCTAAAGAGATCGGCCCCCCTATTGATAAATGGTACGACGCAGACGAAAAAGCATGGTGCGCCCTGGCAATGAGCATTTGTGCAAAACGCGCCGGCTATAAGCCCCCTTTATCCTGGTCAGCTATACGTGCTATGGGCTTCCAATATTTCGGCCGTAACATTGAAAAGGGCGATTATGCAGTAGGTGATTTAGCTATATTTAATCGTAAGGGCGGCGGTCATATCGGTTTACTAGTTGGTTATGACCATGAGGCTTATCATATCTTAGGTGGCAACCAAGCTAACTCGTTTAACATTACCCGCATAAAGCGCGATAGGTTGTATTTAGTACGGCGTTGCCCATACAAGACGCTTATCCCTAAGCCTTTACCAGCTTTACAGCTTAACGGTGTTCTTAGTACCGATGAGGCTTAGTGTTGTTTTTTAAAAAAAAGTAGGTTATCCTATTTTTAATATTAATATTAACCCTTACTATGAAGGAAATTTACTATGAAGAAACTATTATCAATTGGTTGTGCTGTATTGCTATCTGGTTGCGCCGTAACACCTGGCGTTGTTGGTATGGCGACCGTTACTGGTCTAGGTACTGCAATCAATATCGAAAATTCAGGAAACCCCGTGGACAGTCTTAGCGAAGCAAAAGACCGTGTTGTATCTAGCGTAAAAGAGGGTTACTCACGTGACCATTACGTAGGCCACGATCTTAACGAGTAGGAGTGAACCATGGAAGTATGGGATAAAGTTAAAGGTAAGGTCGCTGCAGGGACTTTAACATTCTTGTTTGGTATTGGTCTCGTTATCGGTTACACAGGGCTCCAGACGGCCCCATGTCCTGATACGCTACCATCCGGTAGCATTTGTTTAGTACCAGCCGATACCCCGGCGGTAGAAGCAAATGAGTAGCAAGATAAAAATTATCATATTATTGACTGGAGCCGTGGGCCTATTGGTGTCTCACGGCTTCCTTTATATTAAAGGCCGTAGCGACGGTAGGAAGCTTACCGAGGCTAAGGTTATAACTAAGGTCGTTACCGTTAGGGAGAAACAAAATGAAATTCTTATTAGCCGCCCCGATGCTGATATTACTGTTAGGCGGTTAAGGAGTGGAAGTTTTTAGTTTATATGCTTCCATGTTCTGTATTCACAACAACCCCTAATACAACCTACTGAAACGTTATATTTCTCTGATAATCTTTTCCATGTGGTATTAAGATTTTTTCTCTCTTCCCGTATCTCTATAACGTCTTTTTCTGTTAGTTTTGCGTTGTAATTTTTAGAGCCTCTTATCATAGTCCCATGTTTATATTTATCTTTTGTATTGTTTTTTGCAGTTTTCCATTTTAGGTTTTCTGCATTATTATTTAATTTATCACCATCTAAATGGGCCGCCTCAGCATCTTTAAATGGAGCGCCATTAAAAGCCTCACAAACCAGTCTATTTACCCTAACCGGCGTCCAGCTACCGTCAGTTCTCGTTAACGTAACTGATACATATCCTCTTTGAATGTGTGTTTTTAATAGTGGCGAAGCATTCTTAAATTTGTTACTCTTCCTAGGAGTAATTCTTTTTATTCGACCAGTATTACTTACAGCATAATCAGGAAAGGACTTTATTGTGCGGAATATTTCTTGTTTCATATTTTCTCTAATAGCACTTTCTGGGTGCTCTCACAATGCTTTTGACAAGATAGCCACCCCGGACGTTATCCCTTATAGCGCAGACGTGCAGAAAAAGGCAGCTCATGAAATTGAGACATGCACTAACTGCGAGACACTCATATTATTTGTTGTTGATTATGGAGTTATGCGCGACCAGGCACGCGCGGCTAGAGGTGAGAAAGTAGATATTACCCGCTGACTTCCATCTATAACAGACAAGAGGAAACCCCCGGCGAGTACCTTTCCGGGGGCTTCTTTACACAGTGTTACGCAGTTACGCAGTAATTTGTTTTTAACTTGAGTAAAAAGAGTGAGAAGATAATACGACTAAGCTATTTACTTGTCAAGCTATCCGGCCATTAATGTGCTCTCTGGTATTTCCCCGCCTATCACGGTTTTATCTACAACCTCTTGCACTGTTTTATTGTAGCCCTCTATATCTACGTGCCCTTGCTCGATTAACCAGGTAAGCTTTTTCTCCATATCATCGCGCAGCTCGCCTAGAGCTTCTCTTAATAGCGCTTGATATTGTATATCTGGCTCCATACGTATGGTAGCTGGTGGCATATCCGGGTGGTAAGAAAACATGTCTATATAATCAAAACCACCTATAAGCATTTGCCCTTGATATTGCGGCTTATATTTATCTATAAATTCGGCTATAAATTCTTTCTCGTCTACAGTCCCTAAAAGATACCCTAAATGTACTTGCTCAGATGGGCATTTAATTTCTAACCCTGCGTGTTTGGTAAGTATATAGGCGTCCGGGCTGCACCCGCATTGCCCTTTATCGTCGGTAATAAAGCCTCCGTGCTCTACTTCTACATCATGGATAAACTCATAAGCATGACGCGCTTTAGCTTCCATAATTGTACCGCGCTCCATCCAGTAAGTAGGCTCGATAGTGCGCAGCGGCCGCATTACCATGATTTCGGCCAGGAGTTTGTTAGCATACTTAAAACGCTGCTTACTCGGTTGGCTAGTTTTTGCGGTGATGAGTTTATTAAAGTCGCTTGAGGTGGGACGGCCCATGCGTAATATACCCCATTCCTCGCTACCTTGTGCCACGTCGTACATTATCATTGTGTAGCCTCGCCTTTAGCTTGTTGCTTCTTAGCTTTATCTTTGAGAAGATTTATAGCCTCAAGGTATTGCTTTTGTGTGATTGCTTTAATGCTGGTGACTTCCAGGTGTGCACAGAATTTAGCAGCGTCGGTCGTGGTTTCTTCTATAAGCCTTTGCAGCTCATTAAATTGTGCATCGTCTATGCTCTCTATTGCCCAGTCTGTATTACCGTCGTCGTCCTCGCCCTCTGTGACGATGTTAAGCAATGCGGTTACACAATAGCGCTTACCGTATGAGAACGTAGAGCCCATGCCTTGTATATCATTCTTACCACCGCTATTATCCAGGGCAGCCGCAAACTTGCTTTGTATGCTATACCCGTCCTTATGGCGTAGCGTCGCAGTTATAACGGCTCCTCCACCATTCGTTGCGCGCTCCTCACTATCAAATGTGATAACAAAACCCTCGGCCTGGAGTAAGGGTTTTATTATCTTCATGATGTTTTCAAAACTGGCGTATTTAAAAGCTCCCTTTTTTTCTTTATAATCAACCGAGCCGTCCTTATTGATAATAGGCATATTCATTTGGAGACGATTAAGAGCATCGTTAAAGCTCATTTCTGCTTGCTTCGCCATTACCCGCTCCTGAAAGTCAAGTAATCCGTTAAGCTTATCAGGGGTTATTTTTTCGTCATGGAGGGCTGTTTGTATAAGCTGGGTAATATCGCCCGCTTGATTAGAAACATTAAGCTCCTGCTTCTTCTCTGCCTTAACAACCTCGTTTCTAGGCTCGGCTGTATCTTTAATATCGCTTAGGGAAGTGTCTACCTTTAGCGCTGGGCTAAAGAGCTTTTTATTTTTATCTGTCATTGTATTTACCTTTGATAAGTTAATTAATCTTTTTACACAGTAATCTTTTATAAGTAGAAACACAATACTTATAATTCAGTAATGTCTACGGCTTCCGCATCCTCCACGTTTTTCCACGTTTGATATTGCACGTTTACTTTATATTTAGACATATGTTCCTTCTCCTTAGTTATCTGGTGGGTTAAGTACAACATCGACAAAACGCTCGTGTCCATATGCACCTTTAGTTTCTCTTATAATTTCAGCAAGAGTGTATTCGTCTTTCAACTCCCCTTTATCCTTAATGAACATTCTTGTTCCTGTGCTACAGGCACCAGTAATAGCTCTATACACGTTCGCCCATTCATACGGTTTCTTCGTTGTGTCAATCGGCATGTCACGAAACTGATCTATATCTCTATCCATAAATTTAAATAGAAGATCTGATATGGCTTGTTCAATGCTTTCACCGTGAGCGTTTTCACCATCCTTTGAAGCAACAAAAAGTTTTTCACCAACAAGTTTCTCCTTCTTAAAAGATGCTTTTCGGCAATATTTAATTGTAATATCTTCATGTCAAAATGAAAAATTTGAAATAGAGTTTTTATTTTAATTGAGGATACATAAAGACTAATAAATAAAAAGCAAAAATTATTATCAAAATTAATGTTTATAACCAGCCGCTCAAGTCCGACCGCCGATGTCTGTGAGCAAAACTGGTAATTCTAAGTTTAGTGTTTTTAAGTATAATTGTAGTAAAA